AGACAATGGCTTTACCAAAAATCAATCGACCCCTATTTACAATAACTATTCCTTCTACTGGTCAAAAAACTAACTTTGTTCCATTTTCGGTAAAAGAAGAAAAGATTCTGTTGATCGCGCAGGAGTCCAAAGATATTGAACAGATTATACTTGGTATCAAGCAAATCATCAATAACTGCGTTCAGGATATCAATGTAGATGAACTCGCGACATTTGATCTGGAATATATAATGATCAATCTCCGCGCCAAGTCCGTTAATAACAATGTAGATTTCAAGATTCGGGATCCTGATACGGACGAAGAAGTTGAATTAGAATTGGACCTAAACGATATTGAAGTATCAAAAGACGAAACACACACCAATATCATTGAATTGGGTGAAGGTCTACAAATGGTAATGAAGTATCCTCGCATTGAACAGTTGGCCGAAATCACGAACAGTGACAGCGAAGAAACGATGTTCAATGTTATGATGGATTGTGTTGATTCGGTCGTACAAGGCGAAGAAGTATTCCGACTAAAAGACTTTACAGAACAAGAGGTGGCGGAGTTCATTGATAGTCTGTCGTCAATCCATGTACAAGAAATCAAGAAGTTTTTTGATACGATGCCCAAAATTCGATACGAAAAGAAATATCGGTTGAAAGACGGCACCGAAAAGACATTTGTATTGGAAGGCACCGAAACTTTTTTTATCTAATGCTGAGTCATATCAACCTTCAGGTTTATTATAAGAACATATTTGCGATGGCTCAGCACCATAAATACTCAATAGAGGAAATAGAAAACCTCATACCCTTTGAACGCGATATATATGTTGATTTGCTATTGAATTGGATAGAAGAACAAAAAGAAAGCAACAAGTAAATGGCCGAAATGAAATTCAACAACCCTCAAAAGTTCCTTGAAACTCTACAGAGTATCAAGGCTTCACACGAGCGTATGTCCCGAGATTTTGTGAAGCCGATGGAAAAGCTGACGCCAGCGGTTGAATCAATGAAGCAAAGTCTTGATTTGAATGTGGACGCTTTGACTGATATGAGTCAAAACACTTTGGCGACATTGATTCGTCAAGATCATTTTGAAGATGTGGTTATTGACTTTGCGAAAGAAAGAGGTCTGCCAGTTGAAGAAGTGCGCAATGCTCTGAAAGAACAGGTTGGATTGTTGAAAGGTATTGCGGGCATACAGGAAGATCAACTAGATGTTCAGGAAGACCAAGTGAAAAACGAGAAAGAACAGGCCAAAGACAAGAAAAGAGACAAGACAGTAAAAAAATCTCGTGACCTGTTTGGCGGCAAGATTTCAATGCCAAAGATACCTGGTATGTCGATGCTCGGCAAGATCAAAGACAAGGTGACAGATGTTGGAATGTTCGCCAAAATAATAAAGTGGGCGGTTCTCGCGCCCGTCATTGGTTCGTTTGTCAACGGTTTGGTCAAAGGTTTGACCGGGTTTGATGTTGCGGGCTGGGTTGGTGATTTTCTACCAAAGGATGACGAAGGTAACATTGATCTGTCTCAAATGGGGGATCAAGCCAAAGAGTGGGTCACAAGTCTCAAGGACAAAGTTGTTAGCACATTCAAGAACATATCATTTACTGACATTATGTGGGGCGCTGTTTCTGCTGTGTTTGGTCCTTTGAGTCTGGGTATTTTCACTGGATTGACTCTACTAGAAGGTAAGTTAGAAGAATGGCTTGATAAAGAAATACCTGATGGTATTACTGGACCGCTCAAATTGATTCTAGGTGCTGGTGGACTGAAACTCGTTGGTGGTTTGTTGTCGGGTGGCGGTAAGTTAGCCACTCTATTCAATTCCGCTTTACTTGGTCCTATGGGTTTGCTTGTTTTAGGCGGCGCGGGCATCATTGCCTTGACCTTCGGACTAATTGAGAAATATACAGACGATTTCGGTGACAACATACAAAAATACAAGGACAGTATGGCGAGATTGAAAGAAGCCATTGTATCGCAGGACCGTGATTTGGCAGAAGCATCTATGGGCGCCGCGGCCTTGGAACTACACCAAGCCGAAAAACAACTTCGTATTATGGAAAGCCAACCAGCGAGACGGGGCCAAAAAGAGGAAATCGCCTCAAAAAGAGCCGAAGTGGAAGGATTGAGGTCAGATTTTTCTAGTGCGAGAAGTGCGTATGCCAAAACTTTTGGTGATGTACAAGACCTAGAATCGCAATCAATGTTAGCAAAATATGACGCTGGTCTTATGAACACAACATTGATTGGTATGGATCGAAAAGAAATCGCCCGAAAATTCTTTGAGTCTCTATTGTCAAATAATCCGGATTACTGGAGTGGTCTAGATAAAGAAAGTCTATATGATAAGATGATGGACGCTTATGATATTTTTGAACCCACATTGCCGAACCATTTGGCGCTTAGTGATTCCTCTCTGAAAGATATTATTAGTGATATGACAGGAACAGAGGCACCCGAAACCAAGACAACCAACCGACGAAGATCGACTGGTTCTAATACCGAAAAACCAATCAATATGAGTTCAATGGGAGAATTTACTGTTCCTGACGGCTCCTTTACTGCGGCCGCGATACCAAGTACAATCGAACAAGTTGCGGCCGTATCGTTTGGACCTAGTCTTGGTACAACTTCTGAATCAGGTCGACTGCCGGACATACCAGAAATGGGACCGGCTCTTTCAATTCTCGGCACACCATCAAACTGGGGAGACTTCAGATCAAAACCAAAAGGTTCTGCGCAAAGAGACATTTCACAAGTTGACGGATCACCAACCAGCGTTCTGCCGGCAATGTTGACAGCCCCCTTTATGGACAACTTCATACGATACAAAGAGACGGTTGTACGACCAGAGATTGCGCCAAAGGAAATTCAAGACTATCTTGACAACATTACTTTCAACACACCTAAACTTGATGTGAAAACAAATCATGTAACATCTGTGGCTGGTAGCGCGCAGCCTGTTATTGTGAAGGGTGGTGACACTTCTACCAGTGCACCTACAAGCATCCGACACGGCGACACGGTCAGCAGCGTTGTCAATAACTATACCATAAACAAAGACGACATTCTAAATTACTTAGCAAAATGACACAACAAACACCTATCAGAAAAGAGGCTTGGTTCAAGAGCAAATGGCGACCCGCAATGGCTTGGGTGTATATGGCAACGATTCTCTTTGATTTCATACTTGCGCCAATTGGTTGGGCTTGGGTCCAGATTATTGGTGAAGGTATAGTTGCGCAACAGTGGGTACCACTCACTCTAGGTCAAGGCGGACTGTTTCACCTCGCGATGGGAGCAATTCTTGGTGTTGCGGCTTGGTCCCGCGGTCGTGAAAAAATGGTTGGTGTCGCGGGTGATAGTTACCCACCTTACTTTGGAGGCGGAAACGGACCAACTGTCTATGCCGAATCGGAGTATGAAGAACAATACCCCATAAACGAAAATAGAGGCGGGCCATAACAGCCCGCCTCGCTCTCATATCTCACTGAACTTGTTAGCAAGACCGTCAACAATTAAAACGGGATTTCATCATCGTCGTCAGCACCAAGGCTTGCGAAGAAATCATCGTCATCATCCAAGTCTTTTGACGGAGACGGCTTTGACGCAGGGCGAGTGGCTTCACGCTCTTTGTGCTCCTGTGTAAAGCTCATCTCCTGGTCGTCGTCCTCGGCGGAGCCAGTGGGTGCGTGTTCTCCACCATCAAGCCCCAGAACTTTATGAAGCCGTGCTTGAAGTTCATCATAAGACTTGAAGTTTTTAGGATCAACGAGTTCCTGTAGAGAATATTCTTGCTTCCAAATATCCTCTAGTTCTTCGTCAGACATTTTTGTGCCATCTGGTTTTGAAACGGGACCAGGCGTACCAAATTCTGACTTGTCGTACTTGCGCCAACCATCAACCTTGCGCGAACGCAACTTGAACTCGGCACCTTCCCATAGATCAAACGGATTGACAGCATCAATGTCGTCATACTGTGGAAACATTGCGTCATTCAACATATCAAAGATCACCTTACCGAACTTGAAAAGAAAGACCTTGCCTTCGTTCTCGGGATGCTTAGGATCCTTGACTACGTAAATGTTTGCGAAGTGGTTAAGACGGCGTTTCTGTTTGCGCGCCTCGTCCTGTTGACCTGAATTCCATAGCTTGGAATTGTATTCAGAAACAGGATCGTCTTTACCAAGAGTGGTAAGACTGTTCTCAATATACCAACCACCTGGTCCTTGAAACCCGTGGTCCCACATACGAACAAATGGCATATCCTCACCTTCAGGTGCGGGCAAGAAACGAATGGTCGCGGAGCCAACATCGGACTCGTCAACGGTGAGTTTCCAGAAACGATCATCGTCGTTACTGTTACCCTTGTTCATTTCTTGAAGTTTGGAATTGAGTTTCTCAAATTGGGAACCGCGGTTCTTTTTGAGTGAAGCAAATGAATTAGACATACTAAATCTCCTTATATGTATGTATTGCGTTGTATTGCGTTATATTACGTTGTATTCTTGTACTTGTCAACTAAAATCTTTCGGTACTTTGATATATCAATATCGCGGGACAAAAAGGCTTCATACTTGTTAACTCTTTTATTTATATCGGGTAGAAGTATACTGTCGTCAATTTTCTTCATCCAGTTTGGAAAAAAGCCAATAATGCTATTCAGTATCACCATCGTTTCCAACATAATCTGGTTGTATAGAAACTTCTTCAACAGTGGAGGATGATCCTTACCAGACACTTTCAAATCAAATTTCAGGTCGTCAATGCGACTTAGATCCTCTTTGAAAAGGTATGTCAGGCTCTTTCTCCTTCGCTTCCAATCAACATAAACCTCGTGTGCGTCTTCGTCTGTTAGATCACCAATCCAAGTCTTTGGTTGATATATCACATTAGCAAAGATCAAACCTTTCGCGTAGTCCTTGTTGGACAACTTGTAGAAGAAAAACCGATCCTTGCGTTTCCGAAAGGTGTCTAACTTCGCATTGACCTTGCCATTGTACTTGAAGTAATCGTAACTCTCCTTAGTGAAGTGTTGCTTCAATGCGAGATAGTACACATACAGACGAAACGCTTTACCTTCGTCGTATAGTTGATCCATTTCAGACCACCTTGTTTTGTGTTTTCTCAACCATTCTTAAAAGTTCCGCATCATCGCGGACCTTTGATTTCAAAATAGGTGAACGCCGAACAATCTCACCAATCACTTCTAACTCAACATCGTTCGACTCGGCATAATATACCAGTGCGTCAATGTATGACACATCCTTGTTCACATAATCCGAGATTTCCCTCAAAATTTGTTCGGCGTTCAAATCACCCATACAGACCTAATACCTTTCGAACTTCATTCTGTTTATGCTCTTTACCCATATTGTATGCGCGATGGAAAAGTTTCACATTGTCAATGCCTTTCGTCACTACAACTTTTCCCATAATGGCTTCATCCGAAGGAATATACACTTCTTCTGCCTTGAAGTCAATAACTAAATTATCCATTGAGTTGTTTATACCCATTTGCCCAGTCCTCGGCCTTAGCTTCTACTTGAGGTAGAGGTTCATTATCATAATCTTCGGTGAAGAAAAGGTGACCGGATCCATCGTAGTATTCGACATACGGTCCGTTTGGTCCCATACGAACAACGGCTTTGCCTTTTTTGTCGTCTGCGTAATAGGTTGACACTGTTTCTTGTGTGTACATAGTTCTTCTCCTTGGAACGATTTTGAATACTCAAAGGGCCGGCTTTCACCGGCCCCTTGACTTTTTGCTTAGTCAGCTACGCGACGGTAACCCTCGGGTGTGTATTCGCGCTGTAGACGAATCTCCCAGTTACCTTCGGTCAGGAACAGCGGCTCGTGCGTGTCAGTGCTACGCAGGTGTTCCACTGTTGTAGGCTCGTCCACGATCATTTGAAGAATCGCCATACCTTCAGGTACATTCTCCTTCTGTTCAAAGACGCGAGTCTTTGTCGCATCAGTTACGTGGTGATGCCCTGTTTCGGAGTGTGCCAGAATGAATCGGCCGTTCTCCGGCTGTGCTGGTTCCGCAGTGTCCTTGAACTCAGGGACACGACGGATGTACATTTCACCTTGAGCGGCAAAGTTCTTTACAGTACGCATATTGGTTTCCTCCTATTAAGTGCGAACTTCGGGTGGCATGAATTCATCAACATTGTCAAATCCAAGCATCCACGCCTGTGCTTGAATCGCGGTCGTCATTTCCGGTGGTACCGGCATTGCGAATTCTCGTTTCGTGCCGCAAAGCACTTTCAAGAACCGTTCACGACCAATCTCGGGAATGTCCACTTCAAGTAACATTCCAATCTCGGGATCGACATCTTCGTCAATTGTCTTACGCATTTCAGCATTTTCGTGACGAAAGAATTCTTTGTCAGTCAACTTCTCGGGGTTCATAATCCACCATTCAGGCACACGCTGACCGTGCCAGATGTAGACACCGAAACCATCAGGATACGCAATCGCGGGACCAGTCTCGCTGTGTGTTCGGCCTTCGTCGTCAAACTTGATCAAGTTCGGCCTTTCAACGATGTATACTGTGTCGTCATCCGCCAGTACCCAAGAAACATTTTCGATGATGGGAACCATTTCTTCAATCTCCGGGCAGATGCCAAAGTTATCATTGAAGAACTTGTAGAAGGCTACCCAGTAGCTTTCCATATTGCCGTATGTGACCACCTCGGTGTTTTTCACCAAACCCAGAGGGGACGCGGCATATTTGAACTTACGGTTGCCCAGTGTGTCACCAAGAAACTCTTTCATTGTCGCAACCGCTTTGTCATAATCAAGCGGTTCAGTATTCAGACCAATGGCCTTGTACTTTTCGACATAACCAGGAAACTGATCTGTCTGTTCCTTCGTCAGAGATTCAATCATATTTTACTCCATTTTCACGATTGATTTGTATAACCACACTAACTCATAAACCTTGTTTTGTCAACAGTTTTTTTAGGGTGAGGCGCTAACCGTGGCGCCTCGCGGGTTTGTTACGGAACCACCCGTGTAATTTAGAAGCGAAAAGATACTCCCAAAGTTGTTTCGTCGTGATCGAAATCATCATCGAAATCCACTCGCAGGAATCCTTCTACATCATCAACCACGGTCATTGCGCCTTGAAGCGAAGCACCGGAATATTCAAAGTTGTCTGAAGCGTTGTCGTCGTCAAACTGAAGAACACCTGTTACACGAACGAAATCGTTCCAAACATATTCTCCGCCAGCGTCAAGACGAAAATTTTCAGCTTCAAAAGCGTAAGATCCTTCGCCTACAAAATCAAAACCATTTGCGGTTTCACCACTGTAACTCAACATTTCACCCGCATATGCCGCAGATGTAAAACTAAGAGCGGCGACCGCTCCAAATAGATACTTTTTCATTTATTTCTCCTAATGTGATATGAAAGTGCCGAGATTCTGTTTCGAGGCTCTCGGCGGGCCCAGTAACTCACGCCGCTACGGCGAAAGCACGAGGTGCAAAGTTTTCGTTTGCCTTTAGTTTTTTGTTCGCGGTAACGGCGCTTACATCCCGGTATCTCCACTTTCCTCTTTCCGGTCGTCGAATCCTAGTTCGGGCCCATCAAAGATAGTCTATGAGAATTCCATCTCCGGCTTTAGCCTATAAGGTCTTACACATCAACAAGTACGCAGACTCTACTTTGCCTTATAGGATAGACTATCTATGGTGGACCCGCGTGGTACTGCCCCACGGTCCGAACGAAAATCGTTGGTATCAACGATACATTTTATTTATACACTGTGTTATTGTCTTTGTCAACTCTTTTTCCACTTTTTCTTTTACCATAACCCAGTCGGCGCATCACCACCATTCGTTCTTCGTCAGACATTTTTGTCCAACGCGTGATTTCGTCAATGGTTCGGCCGCAACCTTCGCAGGCGCGTGTTTGTCTATCAATTTTACATTTTGATAGACAAGGACTTACGATAAAGGTCACCGATTCTCCACTACTCTACTTTTCATTCGTTTTTATCCTTTATTTCCAATATACCAATGTTCACCAACCATCCAAAAATCGTTTGTATGCTGGATATCACGATCCAAGGCAACATCAACCAAAAAAGAAACTGGTATGGTGTTGATACATAAACGAAAACCACACCGACAAAAACAAGTGCCGCGCGGATCAAGTCGTTGTTCACATATATTGAATCTTGCCAGGCCTGTCGATTGACGACATAGGTTGATAGAGACAATCCTACCAGCATCAAATAATACAATAGACCATAAGTGGATAATACGACCAACAACGATTCTGTCATATATGGAACTTGATAAGAGGCCGCGAGTATCAACCCGGCCATCATTAAATTCAGAATCATACTTACTCCTTGTAAAAACGGAGCGAGAACATCCCGCTCCGTTCTATTTATTTATGCGGCCTCTGCCATCTCCAAAGCGAGTTCCATCGCCTCTTTCTTTTTCTTGGCATTGGCACCGTACCAGGCTGACTGGAGTCTCGTGTCATTTGAACGGCCAAGTTCGTGGTCAGTCAGGTATGTCAATGCGTTGAAAGGCGACCACCAGGAACCCTCGGCATATTCGGCACCGGGTTGTTCTGTCACCAGTTCCATCGCGCGCTTCGCGGTGCGGGACAGTTGCCCTTCCTTGCCTTTGGCGTTCGATGTACCCAGAAGTTCTCCGAAGTACTGTTCCATCGTTTCCTTTGTGGTTCGCTTTGAACCAAGAAACTCAGCCACTTCTTTGTATTGCTTCAACTTGAACGAAGCCATACCGAGCGTTTCTTGAACAGATTCGGCATCAAACTCCCGACGGTGGTTCAACTTGACGGCGTTTGCTGATTTCGAACCCAAGGAAAGTGTCAGGGTGTTATTACAGACAACGCGGATCGGCGTGAATCGAACATCAATTGATTTGCCGTACTGGTGTGGGTTTGAGAACAGAAGGTAGGACTCAACCTTGTCACCACCAAACACTTCAAAGTCTTCTTTGACCTTTGCGAGCGCCCAGACCATTTCGCCGTTTTTCAACGAGCCAGCGGTGTGCATTTCCATATCGCCAGCTTCGACAAACTCCGCGAAGAAATCAAACGCTTCTTCGTTTTGAACAGGGTGCCAATTCGGACCAACCTGTGTCAGAACGCGACCATCTGTTTCGCGAACAAGAGCTTTCATACCCGTTTCAACACGCTCTCCGTTGAAGTCCACATAGGAAGGCAGTTCTTCGACTCGCCAGTCAAGACCGGCCACTTCCATCATTTCTTTCGGTGTGATACCAGGATCGACTTTCGTCCCAAGGTTGTGCCACGGTAGCTCTCCGGAGTATACATGGCACGCCTTGCCGTTGATTATTTCAATTTCGTGAGCCATAACAATATCCTTTCATTGTTTTGTTATAATAATAATATACCACATAAAACCGAAGTTGTCAACCATTTTTTTATAAATAAATGTGACTCGCGATGTTAGTGCATCCAGTCACTCTAGAAAACAACAGGAGTTTCCAGCAATGACTATTTATAAACCCTATACATACCTTATTGGGTGGAGCCAACTTGATAAGTGGTACTATGGTGTTAGATACGCCAAAGGATGTGATCCACAGGACCTATGGAAAAGTTATTTTACATCATCCAAACACGTTGAACGGTATAGAAACGAACACGGCGATCCTGATGTAGTGCAAACGCGAAAAACTTTTGACACCGCAAAAGAAGCTATTCAATGGGAACACAAAGTTCTTGAGAGATTGAACGCAGCTCACTCTAATATATGGCTCAATAGAGCAAATGGCAAAGCAATACACCCTGTAGATGCTATAAGAGGCGCCAAAAAATCTAAAAACATTGGAAGAAAACCTTGGAATAAAAACTACTTTTATTGTGTAGGCTGTAGAAAAAGAGACAAACCAAGTATAATAAACAAAGGAATCGGACACGAAAGGTGTTTTAAACGCAAATATGGATTGCCGCCTGCCACAAACTCAGGATGGGTAACATCTAAAGACGGCCAAAAAATGGCGGCTAAAAATAACTCTTCAGCAAAATGCCCACATTGTGATAAAGTAGGTCAATATCGTGCGATGAAAAGATGGCACTTTGATAAGTGTAAACATAAAGACTAGGTTGTCAACAGTTTTTTCACAACAAAACTGCGTTAAAAAGCATTGCTGCTATAACGCAGTAGAAAAAAACTGAGACAAAGATCAGTCGTGTCATTGTTCACCACTCCCGATCATATGTCATAACACCATCGGTTTTTGTTTCGCCGGGTTCCAAATCTTTTAGTATTTGTACTTGCCATTCCTTCGCATACATACCAAGAGATTCGGGCATTGTTGATTCAACAATTGGACCCCCTAGTTCGTCAAATCCTACAAATGCTTCGGATTCATATCCTGAGTTGAGAGTAATTTGATATCGTGCCATTTCACACTCCTTCAAGCATCTCGATTTCATCATTGAACAGTTGGATTTCTGCGAAGCCAAACTTGTCAACCATATAGAACCGATCCTCTTTGGCGAAGATATCACCGACGGAGGTCGAACTCTGGCGAGGTCC